GAAGCCCTGCTCGACCTGACCGGGCTCAAGGCTCGCTCCCCGAAGATGAAGGACTGGTTCGCCGACTTCGACTTCCGGGTCACCTCGCTGGACAAGGACCACCTCCCGGATCTGGTCGAAAAGGCCGTCGAGTACGACACCGACGTGCAGGCCGCACTCGGGCACCTGACGACAATCTCGAAGAACTCCAACCTGCTGACCAACCTCCGCACCATCTACCGGCACGCGACCGAGGGCAACGGCTACACGCACGCCCATTGCAACACCCAGCAGGCCCACACCGGCCGCCAGTCCTGGACCGACCCGGCGATGCAGACCCTAGCCAAGGACGGCGAGAAGGGCGAACGGCTCCGGGGCTGCTTCATCGCCCGTGACGGCCACGTGCTCGTGGGAGCCGACTACGACTCCCAGGAGATCCGGCTAGCCGCCGCGCTGTCGCGAGACCCGGCCCTGCTCCGTATCGTCTTCGAGGGGCTCAACCAGCACGTGCTCACCGCCGAGTCGATCTTTCCCGACTTCCGGGGCAAGGCCGAGGACCCCGATCTCTACAAGCAGGCCAAGGTCCTGGACTTCGCTCAGCAGTACGGCGCGATGCCGAGGAAGATCGCGGCCACGCTGGGGATCTCCCCGCGTGAGGCGACGATCCTGTGGCAGAAGTGGAGGAAGACCTACGCCGAGTACGTCCGGTGGATGGATCGGCAAGCCAAGGAGCGCGAGGTCCGCAACCCCTTCGGTCGGCTCATCCCGCGCGACCCGTTCCGTGACTACGCGAACGGCAACTACCTGATCCAGTCCACCGGCCGCGACGTGCTCGGGGCCGCTCTGCTCCGGCTTGCCGATGCCGGATGGGGTCCGTACTTCTGGCTCCCGATGCACGACGAGATGATCTTGGAGGTGCCGGAGGACCGAGCCGAGGAGGCGGCCCAGGCTCTCACCGACCTGATGAGCACCGAGGTCCTCGGGGTGCCGATCCCGGCCGAGGGCGAGATCATCGGACACCGCTGGAGAAACCCACACTGATGTGGTGGTGCAGCCCGTGTAAACGACTAGGCTGACCATAGGTCAACACCGACCAGTCGAAAGGAACCTCGTCTGATGCCCAAGTACCTGACCGCGATCTTCGGATCGTGCCCCACCTGCTACGCCCAGTTCGGGCACGCCTTCGACCAGGAGGCCGTGCTGCCGGGCGGAGCCGACCCGACGACCCTGGCTCGCGAGGTGCTGGCCGAGAAGGTCCGCAACTGCCACCACGACGGAGTGGGGGCGAAACTCCTGTGAACAAGGCACTCGGAGTCACGAACGTGCTCGACTGGCACAACGACTCGGTCGTTGATCTCTCAGGGCACAACCCTCAAGTCCGCTTCACCCTGGAGGACGGCACAGTGATCGACGTGATCCACCAAGGCGACCACCTGACGATTCGCAACCTCGGCGAGGCGCGGCTTGGCGGCATGCGGATCGACCCAGTGGCTGGCAACACCGTTCGCGTGAGGGGTGCGCGATGACCCAGGCGAAGCGCTTCGACACCCGCGAGGAGTGGCTGACCGAGGCCGCCGATCGGCTCAACGACATGATCGCGACCGACACCGACCTCAAGCCTGCCGGGCGCATCCTGGTCTCGGCGGGCTGGCCCCGCCGGGACCGGGGCGGCAAGGTCATCGGTCAGTGTTACATGGGCAAGGCGAGCCAGGGCGTGAACCACATCTTCATCTCGCCCCTGCTGTCAGACCGAGGCCGCGTGCTCGACGTGCTCCTGCACGAGTTGGTGCACGCCGCCGACGACTGCCAGCACGGGCACAAGGGCCCGTTCGTCAAGGCCGTGCGGGCGCTCGGGCTGGAGGGCCCGCCGACCCACACCGTGGCGGGCAAGGATCTCAAGAGCACGCTCTCGGCGATCGCCAAGGATCTCGGCCCCTACCCCCACACCGTCCTGACCCCGGGCGACTACGGCACCGGCCCGAAGAAGCAGGGCACCCGGATGCTCAAGGTCGAATGCCCGAAGTGCGGATGCGTGGTCCGGATGACCCGCAAGTGGCTGGACGAGGCCGGGCCTCCGTGGTGCTCCCACGGGCAGACCGGACACGGATTCACAACGGAGAAGATGGAAGAGGTGGCGTGATGGACATCGAGGACCTGGCCCGGCGCGTGTTCCAGGCCGAGGCGAAGATCATGGCCGAGATGGGTGGGACCGACCCGCGCACCTGGGACGTGGCGCTCGGCTACGACGACTACATGGACCTGGTGACGAGCGAGGACGCCCGGACTCTGGGCTGGCTGGAGTACGAGGCCGCGAACGACGAACTCCGGTTCCGGGGTCATCGGCTTCGGATGAGCACCCGACTCCAGTCCGGCGAGATCCGCATCCGGCTGGAGGTGGCGGCATGAACGCCCCCGCTCGCGAGGAGGGGCAGGCGTACCACGACGGTGTCGGTGGTGCCGAGGTGGCGCTGACCGAGGAGGAGGTGGTCGAGGTCATCCGGTCAGCCAGTTGGCCCGTGTCCGGCGATTGCGTGACCCAGAGCGACTACGCCCGGACACTCATCGCCCGCGCGATTCTGGCGTCGGACTGGTACGCCCGTCTCGCTGCCTCTGCGGCGCGTGCGGAGGACCGGTGCTGGGTGGCGTGCGACGACGACTGCGAACTCGGGGCGGTCCACTGCATGGCCGACCATCTGCCCAAGCACAAGTGGCGCGGGCTCATCCACACCGAGGAGTGCTACCGGGTGCAACGACAACGCGAGGACAAGGCGCGTGGGGAGGACCCGAGGCTGGAGAAGGTGCGGGCGCTGCGGCCATCGACCGACGTAACCAGGTTGTCGGGCAAGCGAGAGGAGCGCGAGGACGAACTCGGACGGCTTGCGTACCGGCGCGCCATCAACGATGCGCTGGAACTGTTCGCACAGGCGGACTGCTGCCCGGTTCACGAGGCGGAGGATCCGAGACTGACTGGAATGCGGTTCCGCGTCGAGGTCGCCTGCGAGGGCTACGCGCATCTGATGGACGAAGACGTCCCGAGCGACGTGGTGGACCTCGCCGCGTACCAGCAGGGCGCTGCCGATGCTGCTCAGGCAATTCGCGACACTCTCGCCCCCGTGCAGGCCCAGACCGAGAAAGACGGCCGATGAGCGACTACCACCAGAACGCCGACTGGCTGACGGACATCACCGCCTACGACCTCGACGCCCAGCGCCGGTGGTCCGACGCGACCTTCGGCGAGGGCAAGCGGGTCGGCGGCGTGCTCGACCACATCCGCAAGGAACTGGTCGAGGTCGCTGAGCACCCCGAGGACCTCTCGGAGTGGGCCGACCTGCTGATCCTCGCGATCGACGGCGCGACCCGTCAGGGTTACTCCGGTGCGGAGGTCGTCAAGGCGTACCACACAAAGATGAGGGAGAACCGGCGACGCGAGTGGCCGCCGATCCCCGAGGGCGGCTTCCCCGAAGACCAGGCCGTCGAACACGTCCAGTTCGAGGTCAAGGACGGGTTCGGTCGTGTGCTCATGGAGAGCGAAGAGGTCGTGACCTCGAAGTCCGGCCGGGTCACGGTCGACGTGTCTGGCTTGTCTGACGACGACTGAACGCCTACGCTGGCGGAGGAAGAGAGGGCGCAACCATGGCTACACAGAACGACCCCAACCGACCGAGCCCGTCCGCATTCCTGGCGGCCCAGCGGCGGCGGCTGGAGGCACTCCAGTTCGCCAAGCGGCTCGTCGGCACGCAGGCTGACTGGGCCAACGTCCCGGTCATCACCGTGGACACGCTGCTCAAGGTGGCCGACTACATCGTGACGGGAGAGAAGTGAGATGGACGAGATCGAGGAAGGCCACACCTGCGAGGTGTTGGTCGACCGGTCCAACGTCGGTCGGGAGGGCTACGCCTGGGGCACCGTGATGGTGCCCTGCGGGGCTCCCGCTGTCACGGTAGACGGGGCCGGGCACTTCCAGTGCCGCGAGCACTGGCTGGCTGACTTCGAGGCCCGGGGCGGGGTGGGTGCGTGATGGAGATCTTCGACATCCGCCACAAGCACCCCGAAGGCGGGGACGGGTACGCCGTCGTCGGCCGGGGCGTGAAGTTCGATGACGGTGCGGTCGCAGTCCGGCTCAAGCAGCCGCACGTGTGCACCATCACCTTCGCCGGGCTCTACGAGGCCGAGCACTTCGTCGCCGGGTGCGGATGCACGCTGGAGTTCAAGACAGGGAGTCTGTGATGCCGCGCAGACTCGGACCCTGCACCGTGGTCGCGATCGACCCAGGCACCACCACCGGCATCGTCGTGGTCTCGATGGACCCTCGCTGGCTCAAGGGCAACGGTCCTGCGGCCTACGAGGGCCTCGGGGCCGCCGTACGCCACAAGAGCGCCTACCAGATCGGCCGCGAGCCCAAGATGTTCTCCGAGGAGTCGGCCAAGTCGCGCACGGTGACGGCCGCCGAGATCGACGGCTTCGTGATGCCGGTGCTCGCGCACGGACAGCCGCTCCTGGAGGACAACCACGAGGACTTCGACGGCCGAGGCCGCAAGACCGAGGCGTTCTACGGCATCCTCGACGGAGAGTTCTCAGCGACCGTGGGTAGGGGCGACCTCTCGGTGGTCGACGCCGGAGAGATGCTCCAGGTCCGTCAGGTGGCGGGCCTGCTCTTCAACTTCGCTGAGGCCGCCCTGGTCATCGAGGACTTCCAACTTCGGGCAACGGTCTCGACCGCCCGTGAGACCACCTCGCCCGACCGGCTCCGGCTGGCGATCGCGACCGAGGAGGCCATGCATGGCGAGGGGCGCGTGCCGTTCCTCCAGAGCCCGGCCGACGCCAAGCGGACCGTGACCGATGACCGGCTCAGGCGAGCCAACCTCTTCTTCAAGGGGATGCCGCACGCCACCGATGCCGCCCGGCACGCCGCGCTCTTCTTCCGGAGGTGCCGGACCGACGAGGCGCTCCGGGCCCAGGCGTTCCCCCGACACTTCTCCGCTGACTGGGAGGCATGACCATGTACCGAATCTGGATCAAGATGCCCGGCACCATGGGTGTGATGCACGGTGGCTTCCACCACACCGAAGACGACGCCCTGGACTTCGGTGAAGCGTGGCTCCAAGACTTCCCCAACGACATCGTGATGCTCGTGCCCGACGAGGAGAACTGACATGGACGACCTCTACACCGTCGTGGTGTGGCACGACATCGCCGGGTGGGCCGAGGACTGGGACTACGAGGACCCCGCCGAGTTCGCTGAGCCTCTCGCTGTCCTCTGGGCCGATGCGTACCCGCGCGACATCGTGATGCTCGTACCGATCGAGGACTGATGGACCTCGACTTCCGCAACGCCTACATCCGATGCAGGCCGGGGAGCAAGAAGCCGATCGACTCCGGCTGGGGGATCGGCGAGCCCTGGACCCGTCCGGATGCGGACGTGATCCGCCAACACCTCGCCGACGGCGGCAACGTCGCGATCCTCACCGGCTCCAAGTCCGGACACTTCACCGTCGACTTCGACCCCGAGCACGAGGGGTACGCCGAGACCATCGCTCGGCTCAAGGCCGAGGGCAAGACCTTCCCTCGCACCAACCGCGTCAACTCCCCCTCCGGCGGCTTCCACTTGAACTACCGCATCCCCGAGGGGATCGAGGTGCGCAACGACCAGCAGGGCAAGGTCATCGGCCCCGGGGTGGACCTGCGGGGCGAGGGTGGCTTCCGTGTGGCTCCTGGGTCGCAGACTCCCAAGGGTGTTTACACGCTCGCAGAGGGGTATCCGATCGAATACCTCGACGCGCCGGAGTGGCTCGTGAAGGCCCTGGCCGAGAAGATGGGTCGGCGGGAGGCCAGGAAGGCGGCCGTGGCCTCGATGACCGAGGTCGAGAAGACCCCGGGGCCGGACTGCTGCCGGAAGTTGGCGCACGACGCCGTGGCCTCGATCGAGGGCACGATGAAGCGGCTCGCAGGGCTCCCCGAGGGGCAACGCATCCGCATCACCGGAGAGGACCGAGGCTGGGACACCGGCTTCTGGATCTTGGCCGTGAGGCTCGTGGAGATCGCCCGCTGGCCCTACACCCGCTTCTCTCTGGAGGCCGCGCAGAAGCGCTTCCTGGCTCTGTGCCCGGACGACGGGATCGACCCGGCCCACATCTGGGAGCGGGCGCTGGAGACCGCCGAGGGCTGGCGTAAGGGCGAGGAGCACCGGCTGATCGAGCACGTGGGTCTGCTCCCAAAAGGTGAGGTCCTCGGGTCGCTGCTCGGGGAGCCCGGGGATGAGAACGATTCTCAATCGGAAAGTGCGCCGTACTCGACCTCGGTGGCCCAGGAGTCCTACCTCTTCACCGCCGAGTTCATCGACCGGCACTTCCGCACCCGAGGACCCGAAGGGGAGTCGGGAATCCTCCGGCTGAGGTTCCACCACGACGACCGGTCGTTCTGGCTCTGGCGCGGCTCGCGTTACATCCACCAGACCGAGGACCAGGTCAAGTCGCTGGTCGCGGTGCTGCTCGTGGGGGCCACCGAGATCTTCATGTCCCAGGAGGGCCCGGAGGAGCGCGCGATCAAGGTCAAGCCCCGGATCGTGGGCGAGATCGTGGAGTGCCTACGGATGCTCACCCTGACCGCTGAGGAGGGCCCTGCGCGACTTCTCCCGGCCACTGGGGGCGTTCCCTTCCGCAACGGGTGGCTGGACGCCAAGACCGGCGTCCTGGAGCCCCTGGGGCCTGCTAGGGACGTGCGGTGGAACGTGCAGGCCGACTACGACCCCGACGCGACGTGCATGGAGTGGAACCGGTTCCTGGACTCGATCGGCTTCACCGAGGGCTCCGGGCAACGACGCCTACTGCGGCAGTGGATGGGCTACCTGCTCTCCGGTGAGAACTCCCGGCAGCGTGGGATGCTCCTGCTCGGTCCCAAGCGAGCAGGCAAGGGCACGGTGCGCGATGTGTGCCACGCGCTCCTCGGGGACGGTGCGACCGGGTTCCAACTCGACTCGTTCGCCTCGAACTTCGGGATGCAGTCGCTGATCGGCAAGGGCCTGGCGAGCATCGGCGACGCGCGGTTCGGGCTCAAGACCGACAAGAAGGTCATCGAGCGCATCCTGAGCCTGACCGGCAACGACCCGATGAACATCGACGTGAAGCACAAGGACCCCATGAACGTGCGGCTCGGGGCTCGGCTGATGCTGCTGTCCAACGAGCCCCCGTCGTTCATCGAGGCCAGTGACGCGCTCTCGTCGCGGTTCCTGGTCCTGGACTTCAACGAGTCCTTCTTCGGCCGCGAGGACTTCGGGCTGCTCGACCGGCTGCTCGCGGAGTTGCCCGGCATCGCACACTGGGCGCTCGAAGGGTACCGCGACCTGGAGGCGACGCACCGCTTCGCAGAAACCGAGGAGGGGCTCGCGATCCAGACTCAGATGACCTTCGACTCTGCTCCGGTGCGAGGTTTTGTGGAGGAGGAGTGCGAGATCGGGGCCGAGTTCCAGATCGAGTCCCAGAGGCTCTTTGACGAGTACCTGTTGTGGTGTGAGCACAACAACGTCTACAAACTGAGCAAGCCCGCGTTCTTCCGTGATCTGAACGTCGCGTACCCAGGCAAGATCCATGATCTGAGAGGGCGGCGCAACGGGAAGCGGGTGCAGGCAAAAACCGGGATTCGGCTGCGAAGCGCGGTTACAAACGGTGAGGGTCAGGGTGGTCAGGGTGGCGGTCAGGGTGGAGAGAAGAGGCTGCACCCCGTCTGACCTGCGAAGGGTCAGGGTGGTCAGGGTGGTCAGGGTGTTTTCAAGATATGTAGGCGAGAGGTAGAGATTGTGTATAAGGGTAGAAAAAGAGGGTGTTATAGGGGGTCAGGGCTGACCACCCTGACCACCCTGACCACCCCTCTGCACGGAGTTGGCGGGGCGGAGAGGAGGGGAGTGCGTTGTCAACCAGTCGGTTGAACAACCGCTCGGTTGACGAGCGGGACACCTCCAAGCCGGTCGGAACGTGCTCCACGTGCACGAGGCCGATGGTTCGCAAGCGACTTCGAGGCGGCCCCGTGGCGCTGCCCTCGGGACATGGCCGCTATGCCGCCCCGAGCCAGTGCGAGACCTGCTACACCCGGGCCCGCCGCAACCCGACGTGGCTGACGATCCCCGCCAAGACCCCTGGCTGGCTCGTGCTGGCCGAGTACGAGCACTTCGCCCGCCCCGGGCTCTCCCAGGCCCAGAACTGCGCCCTGGTGGCCCAAGAACTCGGCATGACCCCCACCGCTGTAGAACGCGCCCTTGTGCGCCGCAACGCCCGTGAGAGGATGCAGGCATGAGCACCGCACCTGTCGTCGTCGCGATCGGCATTCGCGTCGAGCCCCTACACGACCACCCTTGCGCCCTGTGCGGCCGACAGCCCGCCGAGGGCTTCTCCTCGACGTACGACCGCGAGCACGGCGAGAGGTGGTTCTGCCACGGCGACGACCCTCGACCGGGTGAGACGCTGACCTGCTTCGAGAAAGCCGCCCAGACAGAGATGGGCATCTCGGTAGGGCCATACACACCTGAGTTCACCTTGCGCACTGACGGGGCGGTGGTCTGAATGCCCAAGACGTTCTGCCGCCAGGAGGGCTGCCCCGACGATCCGGAGTCGGGCCTGCTCTTCTGCATCGAGCACCTCGACATGAAGCGTCAGTGCAAGGTCGTCCGCGACGTGCACGGCAAGAAGCAGCGCTGCGCCAAGGCCGCCCGGCGCGGTCTGGAGGTCTGCGCCAAGCACGGGGGCTCCTGGAAGGCCAACCGCGACATTGTGGCCCGCACCGAGGCCGTCACCGCCATGCGGCGCTTCACCAAGCCCTACGAGGGCGAACTCGACGTGGTGAGCGGCTTCGAGATGGAGTACCGGCGCACCCTGGGCCGCATCGCCTGGTACGACGAGCAACTGGCCCTGCTCCCCACCGCAGACGACCTGGTCTGGGGCCGCACCAAAGAGACCGAGGGCACCGCTCCGGACGGCGAGGGTGGCGTCGTGGACACTCACGAAACCACCTACGAGGCCAGGGAACACGCCCTGCACGAACTCCAGCGCTGGGAGCGCCAACATCTGCTTGCCCAGACCAAGGTGTGGATTGGGGCCGGGCTGGGGGCCAAGAAGTTGAACCTCATGCGCTCCTACGTCGAGGCGGCGTACTCTCTGACCGTCAAGGCGATCCAGGCACTGGGGCACGACCCGCAGGACCCCGAGGTGCGCCGCATCATGGCCGGTGTCTTCCTCGACCAGAGCCAGGCCCGGCCTATGCTGACCGCCACCCAGATCGAGGAGGACTGACCATGGACAGGCTCTACGAGTGGACGATGCTGACGCTCTGCATCGCCTACGACATCGCTCACGACGTGCTCGCTCACATCCGGCGCGGATGGGAACTGGGCACCCTAGTCGCCAGGAGCCCGCGATGAGCCTGACACGCCGCGCGATCCTCTCCGCTACCGTGGGGGCCATGACGACGACTCTCCTGCGCGCCACCGTGCAGAACTCCGACATCGCCGGGGCCGCGCACAGCGTGCTCATCGACGGCGCAGACACCCCCACCACCGCTCTGGGCAGGCCCGGCTACGCACCCCAGGCAGGCGACCGCGTCCTGATCCAGCAGATCGGCAACCAGACTGCCAACGTGGGGCTGGCCGCTGGCACGCCGATCCTGGTCGGCGAACTCAAGACGGCCGACGATCTCGCGGACGGCACAGGCTCGACCGGCGGCGGCCCCAAGGGGATCTGGCTGGGTACCAGCACCTTCTCCTCGGTCATCCGTATGTGGGGCGGCTACCACAACGGCGAGTACCACGGTGGCCTGGTCACGCTGCCCGGCACGACTCCGGGCATCGAACTCTTCACGCCGTACGCCCCTGGCCTGAACGTCTACAGCAACGACATCGGGACGCTCTCCCTGATCGCCGGAGCCAACAACAACGCGGTCCCGCCGCTGCTCACGCTCAACGGCGACTTCCAGGCCAGTGGAGCCGTCACGGGTGGCGGCAACGCGACTTTCGCCAACCGCGTCACCGCGAACCAACTGGAGATGGACGCGCCCCCGACCACGACCAGTGCAGCCAACGTCTTCGTGGGCTCCGGCGGCCTGCTGAACAAGGTCACCAGCCTCAAGGCGCACAAGTTGCACCGCAAGCCCCTGGCCTTCGACTCGGCGCGTGCAGTGCTCCAGATCCAGACCGCCACGTGGTACGACCGCACCCAGGTCGAGGAGAACGGTGACAGCACCGAGGGCCTTCGCCGCATCGTCGGTCACATCGCCGAGCAGGTCGAGGAGGTCGCGCCTCAGTTCGCCACCTACGACGAGGAAGGCAACCTCGACGGCGTCGACTACCGCGCGATCTCGGCCGCCCTGCTCGATGTGGTCAAGGACTTGGAGAAGCGCGTCTCGGCGCTGGAGGCGCACGCTCACAACTCCTGACCGCCGTACACCCGGTAGGCTGGGGAACAGGCGCAACACCAGGCCCACACGCACCCCAACTCGGAAACGGACACACCAGTGATGGAGCGCTTCTTCGGAGAGGACCCCGGTCGTTTCTTCGGGGTCGCGGCCCGACCTGTCTCCCAGATCGAGATGCGTCGCCACCCGCTGTCCTACGCGGCCTACGGCGTCGTGGCGATCGTTGGTCTGGCGTTCGTCTTCCACCAGTACGGCCGCTTCACAGAGGCCCAACTCTTTCCCGGTGTGAGCCCGTGGGCGATCTTCGCCTGGAAGTGGATGATGGTGCTCGGGGGGCTGGGGTGCATCGTGAGCCTCCTGGTGGAGCCCCGGCCGCGCCCCAAGTGGCCCGACATGGCCGACCTCCTCCACATCGAGGCGGTCTTCGCGCTCGTGGCGGCCGTGGGGATGCTGATCTACCTCGTGGTGCAGATCCACATCACCGGCTTCTCCCAGGGCAAGATCACCATCGGCGTCTTCGGCCTGCTGATCGTCGGCCACCTCTGGCGCGGCATCCAGTGCCGCCGGGACGCCCGCACGCTGGAAGCCTTGGCCACGGCCGCTGAGAAGGCCGCCCAGGAGGTGCTCGATGAAGCCGCCTGACCCTCTGACGACCGAGGTCCCCCTGGATGTGGCGGTCGAACTCCTTTCGGCGATGGGCGTGATCGGCGGGATCGGGGCCGCGATCAAGTGGATCTTCTTCGGCGGCCGTGGCCGGGCTCGCGTCGACAACGCCCAACTGGTCGCCGACATGGCGACCCGGGCGGCCCAGGCCCTGATCGAGCCCCTGACGACCCAGGTGACAGACCTCCAGCGCCAACTCGCGATCTGCGAGTCGCGCGCCGACAGTCTGGACGAGCACCTTCGCTCGGTGCTCGGCTACGCGATCTGGTGCCACGAGCGGCTCAAGAACGCCCCGGACAGTCCGCCGGTCCCCGACCTGGTACTCCAGGGCATGAGGTGAGCGCCGAACTCGGCTCCTCGGAGCCGCTACCGGTCGTTGGTCTGCTGCACTACGCTGTCGGTATGACCCATCTTCGTTTCGGCGCGTACAACGTCCAGCGCGGCCACCCCACGACCCAGCACGCGAACATGATCCTGCGGCGCTTCGAGGACCTTCGCCTCGACGTGCTCGCGCTGACCGAGGTCGCCGACTACGTTCATGCACTGGACCGTATGGCGCGGGCAGCCGGGCACAGCCTGATCTACATCACCGGGCCCGAGAACGTGATCAACCAGGCCCTACTTGTACGCCACGGGCTGGAGGTCGGCCGCTACCACTCGGTCCCGATGCCCGCTACGTACTTCTCAACAGACGGCCAACTGCGGCGCTCCGAGGACCCGCTCGTGGTCCACGTCGGCAAGCCCGGCGAGGAGAAGATGGTCTTCGTGGTCGTCCACGCCCCGGTGGGAGCCTGGACGCCGGGCAAGGGCGGGCGGCACTTCCTCGGACCGGTTCGGCGTCGGATCGCCTTCCACCGCTACGTCAAGCGACTGCGCCTGATCGCCTCGCGGCACCGCAACTCACTCCTGTGCTTCCTCGGCGACTGGAATACCACCCCGGAGGCGCTGGGCTTCAACTCCGCCGCCCGGCTGGCCAAGAGGATCGGCGGGCGCATCATTCACCCCGGCGTGAGCACGGGCCACGGCGAGATCGACTTCGCCGTCATCCGCAACCTCCACGGCTCGATCCACACCGTGCCCAACGACCCGGCGCTGCCGCACTCCGACCACCTCCTGGTGGTGGGGATTCTGACCTCAAGGGCCTGAGCGTGCGGACCGCTACTCTTGGCCCATGACCTGCACGATCCAAGGCACCTACACCGGGGCCACCCCGGTGAACGGGGAACTCCACTTCGTCCCCGACGTGGCTGCGGTGGTCCTGCCCGACTCGACCCTGATCAAGACCCGCTACATCACCCCCGTGGTCAACTCGGTCATCACCCCCATCGCGCTTCCCGACAACGTCTCGGGTAACCCCACGGGCTGGACCTTCACCGTGCAGGAGAAGTTCACCAACGGGCAGTTGTTCCACATCTCCCCGGCCGCCGGAACGCACGACCTCAAGGACCTCCGGCCGGTCTCGGTCAACCAGGGCGTCCCCTCCTACGTTGGCCCGACCGGGCCTGCCGGACCCCCGGCCGCGCCGCCTCAGCACTTCGTCTTCTCGACCCCGGCCGCGACCTGGACGCTGAACCACGGTCTGGGCACCTACCCGCCCGTGGTGCTCCTGCCGAGCGACTCGCCGACGAGCCCGGTCTACACTGATACCACGTACCCCGACGCCAACACCGTCGTCCTGACCTGGCCGACCCCGACCGCCGGGGACGCCTACATCCTCTGAGGAGAGCACCATGGCTGCGCCCGTCTTCCGCGTTGGAGCCTCGTTCAACAACGCCCGGCTGACCAACCTCGCGGACGGCACGGCCGCCACCGACGCGGTCACCCTCCAGCAACTCCAGGCCATGGTCCGTGGCCTGTCCTGGAAGGACGAGGTCCGAGCCGCGACCACGACCAACGGCGCGCTGTCCACCGCCTACGCGAACGGCCAGACCATCGACGGCGTCACGCTGGCCACCGGCGACCGCATCCTGCTCAAGGACCAGACCACGGCTTCGGAGAACGGCATCTACACCGTTAACGCCGCCGGAGCCCCGACCCGCGCGGTCGACGCCGACGCGACGACCGAGTTGGAGAACGCGACGGTCTTCGTCTCCAACGGCACGACCAACGCCGACAAGGCGTTTACACAGACCGCGACGGTCACCACGGTCGGCACCACGGGCCAGACCTGGGTCCAGTTCGGCGGCGGCACCTCGATCACGGCGGGCAACGGCCTGACCGGCACCACGACCTTCTCGATCCTGCTGGCAGGCGGCTCGGGCATGAGCGTCTCGGGCTCGGGCCTGACCAACGACTTCACCGTGGTGGTCAAGAAGTACGCGGCCAACTGCGTGGTCACGACCAACCCCCAGACCTTCACTCACTCCCTGGGCACCGACGACCTGGTCTACCGGATCTGGGACTCCTCGGGTAACGACGTGTACGCCGGGGTCTCCAAGGCGTCCGGCACGATCACCGTGGACTGGGGAGCGGCCCCGGCCGCTTCGGACTACCGCATCGTCGTCCACGGCTGATCGGAGGCCCTCATGGCTGCGCTGAGTATCGTCCGCGCCGTCTTCCAGGTCCTCGTGCAGGGCTCGAACCCCTCGGCTCCTCCGAGCGGCTCCCGCCTGCTCTTCCCCAAGAGCGACGGGTGGTACGACGAGGACTCGGCGGGCACCGTCATGGCGCTCGACCGGTCCCTGGAGAACCTGACCTTCTCCAAGACCGGGACGCTAGCGACCTCCACCGGCGTGCTCCGGCTGCCCATCCATGGCGGCACGTTCTCGGTCGTCAGCATGTCGGCGATGGTCAACACCGCCCCGACCGGCGCTGCGGTCATCCTCGACGTGAACAAGAACGGTACGACGATCTTCACCACCCAGGCCAACCGGCCCACGATCGCGGTCTCAACCAACACCTCGACCCAAGGCACCCCGGACGTGACCTCGGTGACCACCGGCGACTACATCACGGTCGACGTGGACCAGATCGGCTCGACGGTGGCCGGGGCCAACCTGACCTTCTCGATCCGCCTGCGCCGGACGGCCTGAGCCATGTCCGCCCCCTTCGTCATCGGGCAAGGCGCGGACACCGCCGGGCTGACCGGCGCGACCACCTACCCCTTCCCCAGCGGCTACACCGCGACCCAGGGCGACACCGGCCTGCTGATCGTGGAGACCAACCTCACCGGTGGCGTCACCGCCCCCACCGGGTGGCCCCACATCACCAACTCACCCCGAGCCCAGGGCTCGAACGTGACCTCACTCAGCATTATGCGCTGCGACTTCCTCGGTGGCGAGTCGGCCCCGCAGATCGCGGGCGTCTCCGACCACCAGGTGGGCTTCATGCTCGTGCTCGGTAACGCCGGGGCGCTCGACTTCGCCCCGGTGGGCTCCGGCAACGCCTCGGGCTCGAACATGTCGGCCACCGGCGGCACGACGCTCGGTGAGGACCGCCTGGTGCTCGTCTGCTCGGCCAACCAGACCGACATCGCCACCGACAACTACTCGGCGATCACCAACAGCACCCTAACCGGCTTCACGGTCCAGAACCAGGCGTTTACGGCCAACGGCAACGGCGGCGGTGTCATGGTGGCCACCGGCACCCGGGCGACCGCCGGGGCGACCGGTACCACGACGGCGACCATCGGCACGGCCGGGGCGACCGCCAACCTGGTCTTCGCGATCATGCCGAACACCTTCGAGCAGTGGGGCACCGAGATGTGACGGTGCTAGGCTGGCCTTATGACGACCTCCCTTGTGCTGACTGTGACCCCGGCCAACCCGGCTCCGGGCTCGACTGTGACCGCCACGTACGCCTTTCAGGGCGCTCCCGCCGACCGCGACATCACCACCACCGGCACCGCGACGCTCGACGGCGTGACGTACAACGACACCGAGGTCATGCACCTCACCCACCAGACCACGTTCCAGGCTCCGACCGCGCCGGGGATGACCTACGCGGCCACGGCCGACCCCAAGGTCTGGACCGCCACGGCCCCGGCTTCCTGAGCGCCATGGCCGCTCACACCGTCACCGGGCACGCGACCTTCGACGGGACGCCGTACACCGCCACCGCGTCGTTCACGGTGAACGGGGGCACGGGCCCGACGAAGATCGTCGGCATGTCCTCGCCCGCCAGCCTCTGGGACCAGCGGCTGGCCGAGGTCGGCCGCCCGGGCATCACGGCCCGGCGGATCTACGCTGACGTGTCCGCCAACGGGATCTCGAACATGAGCCTGATCCAGGACGCGATCGCGGCCGGGATGACACCGTGCGTGTCGTTCAAGTTCGGGTCGGGCACCATCGCGAAGGCCGGAAACGGGGACTACAACCAGTGGGTCCAGGCGGCGGCCAACCAACTCCAGGCGCTCGGCGTGCCGATCTTGGTGGCCTGCTGGCACGAGCCCTTCGATGACATGTCCGGGCCGGAGTTCCTGGCGATCCAGCGGCAGGTCCTGCCGATCCTGAACGCCAAGTCGAACCTGTCGACGTTCTGCATCCTGCACGGCTGGCTGCTGGACAACCTCGACTCGCGCTTCACCGCCTACATGGCCCCCGACGTGTTCGCCATGCTCACCTACTTCGGGATCGACTCCTACCAGTCCGGCACCAACGCCTCGCCGGGCAACAACGACCTGTCGACCCGGATGCCGACCCTGCTCAACTACCTCTCCTCGATGGGCGACGCCAACAAGCCCCTGATCATCGGGGAGTTTTCGGCGTACACGGCGGCCTCGATGAACGCGATCGGCAACACGATCCTGACCACGCCCAACGTCAAGTACGCCCTGGAGTTCAACTCCCAGACCGGTGGCAAGGGTGAGCCCCTGGTGCCGAACACCACGCGGATGACCGCCTTCCAGAATCTTAAGGCCGACTCGCGGGTGCGCCAGTAGTAGGCTCGACCCATGCCCGCCGCCTTGCCGCACCGGGAGACACCGACGTTCAAGCGTCCCGCGTGGAGAGCAAGGTGGCGGGCCCGAGAAACCCACACCAAAGTGGTGGTGCAGCCTTCCGGATCGGCTAGGTTGGGGCCAGTGGGAGAGACCCACCGACGAAAGGAATCGAACCCTCATGCCAACCGGAGTCGTTGCGGCTCATGTCGCCCTCGCGGCGATCACCGCTCGCATCCCCGACATCGCGATCCGCGCGAATGTCGCCCACGAGCAGGCGGACTACTTCGCCGAGACCAACCCCAACTTTGACCGGGGCCGCTTCATGGAAGCGTCCGGGGTCACGACCTGTCCTCGGTGCCAGGGCACCGGCGAGATCGAGGTGGCCGCCGACGACCCCCAGGACGAGTGGGCCTACATCTGCACCCTGTGCTCCGGCATCGGGGAGGTGGCGGCATGAGGTTCGCGACCGCTGACCCCCGTCTCCACCCCGAGCAGCCCTACCAGATCGAGGACGGCATCGTGCTGGACTCGACCGAGGACAAGGCCGTCTACGCGGACTTCTGGACCCGGTACTGGAACGTCCCGAAAGAGGTCCGCGAGGCCGAGGACGCCGAGTGGGCCTCCCGCTCCGGCCCGGTCCGGATCATCCGCCCAGCGAGGGCGACATGAGCCGCAACGACTCCTACGGGACGCCCTTCTGCCACAATGACCTGCCGCCGGAGGGCGAGTTCCTCCGCCGGTTTCCTCGGCTCGCGATCTTCGAGAAGGCCCAGCCGTGCGGCATGGCGATGCGAGCCCATGCCCACGAGATCGACAAGCCCAACGGCATATGGTGGTACTGCCCGAGGTGCGACGGACCCTGTAGCGCCTGCTACAACTACACCCACCCCAACCCGGAAAGCGAGACACCCGCATGAGCGAGCACACCCCCGAGACCGACCCCGACGAGTACGACCCTGACACGTCCCCGGCCGTGCGCAAGGCGATGGACGCGGTCTGGGACCACGTCGAGGCCCTGAACACCGACCAGGGCTCACTCCTGATCGAGGAGTGCCTCTACCGGATCTGCCTGGGCATCGAGGCGCTCGCCGAGAAGCACGGCGGGAGCCCCGACATCGCGGCGATGGGCACGCTGGCCCAGGTCGCGGGCCGGGTCGTCGCTCTGGAGCGCGGCAAGGCGGGCTTCAAGGATCGGCAGGACGCGAAGGTCTCGATGACCTTCCGCCTGATCCACAACCTGATGGAGACCTACATCACCGACTCGATGCCCGAGGAGGTCCAGCAGAAGGTCAAGTCGTTCGAGGCGGCCGTGCAGGCTCGGATGCAGGCCGGAGAAGGCGACATCGAGACCGTCGTCGCCGAGGAGGCCGCGAAGGTCGGGCTGGAGCACCAGATCGTCCACGCGAACGGCGATCACGACCACCACGTGCACCAGACCCACTCCAAGCGTCCGCCGCTCGACCCTCGGGTCGAGAAGGACCTCGGGGCCGCTTACATGTGACGGCGCGTTTACACGCGCCTGCGAGGACGGGAGACCACGGCGTCAACGGGGCCTGACTTCCTACCCGAAGGCTGCCCATGACCGCGCGGTCCAACGCGCGGAGGCAGACCTGCGCCACCCCGTCCGCAACACCCCCGAGCCAGGGTTGAGGGGCCCCGCTCGGGGGTGTTGCCATGCCTGGAAGACCATCTCTGTACGCTGGACCCATGATGGGCGCACCTCTCTCGAACCCGAGCGACGACCTGGCCGAGGTCCTCGCTCTGATCGGCCAACGGTGGTCGGCCGACGAGGCGGTCTTCCTCAAGCAGCCGGTGCTCTGGCTCAAGGACCAGGGCGAGGACGTGTGGTCCCAGCAGGCCGCGATCATGGAGTCGGTCCGCGACAACCGCTACACCGCCGTGCACTCCGCCCACGACCTCGGGAAGTCCTTCATCGCCTCGCGGATCATCGCGTGGTGGATCGCCACCCACCCGCCGGGCTCGGCCTTCGTCGTCTCGACCGCCCCTTCGGCCGCCCAGGTCTCGGCGATCATGTGGCGCGAGGTCGGCAAGATCCACAAGAAGGCCGACCTGCCCGGCAAGATCAACCGAGCCGGGTACCCCCAGTGGTACCTCGACGGGGAGTTGGTCGGCTACGGCCGCAAGCCCGCCGACTACGAGCAGTCGGCCTTCCAGGGCATCCACGCCGAGTACGTGCTCGTGGTCATTGACGAGGCGTGCGGCGTGGCCCAGCACCTCTACGACGCGGTCGACGCGCTGGCCACCAACGAGAACGCCCGAGTGCTCGCGATCGGCAACCCCGACGACCCGGCAAGCCACTTCGCCCACGTTTGCCAGCCCGGGTCGGGCTGGAACACCATCCACCTCGACGGGCTCCGGTCCCCCAACATGACCGAAGAGCGGATCATCGGCCCCGACCCGACCCAGCCGAAGTACCCTCTCTTGGCCGCCCTGATGGAGGCCGAGGGCATCCCGTACTCCACCGAGGAGGTACCGGACGGGCTCCGCCCGATGCTGATCAACGAGCAGTGGATCGAGGAGCGGATCTCGCGGTGGGCCAACGTCGGCCCGCAACTGGTGGCGACCCTGACGTGGCCGCAACTGGTCGAGAAGGTTCGCACGGCGTGTGCGGGCTCCGCGCTCTTCACGGCCAAGGTGCGCGGGCTCTTCCCGACCTCGGCCACCGAGGGTGTCATCCCGCTGGGATGGGTCCAGCGAGCGATCGAGCGGTGGCACGACCTCCGCGACAACCGAGGCCGGACCACCCACGTCGCCGGGGACTTCATCCTCGGGGTGGACGTGGCTCGCTCCGGCGACGACGAGACGTGCTTCGCCCACCGCTACGGCAACTTTGTGACCAAGATCGAGCATATGCGGATCACCGACACCACCGAGATCGCCGACCGCGCCGCCGGGGTGCTCCAGGAGCCCCGCTCGGCGGCCTGCATCGACGTGATCGGGATCGGCTCCGGGGTCTACGACCTGTTGCGCCGCTACAAGCGCGAGGACAGGTGCGCAGGCACCGCCCACCCCTTCAATGCAGCAGGGCAGTCCAATCGCCGCGACAAGTTGGGCCAGTTCCGCTTCCTCAACGACCGGGCGGCGGCCTGGTGGAACCTCCGGGAACTCCTCGACCCGGCGTTCGGGGCCAACATCGCGATCCCCGACGACGAGGCCCTGGTCGAAGAACTCGTCGCCCCCACGTGGGTCCATCACGTCGGCGGCAAGATCAAGGTCGAGAGCAAGGACGACATCAAGCGCCGGATCGGCCGGTCGACCGACGCCGCCGACGCGCTGATCGCGGCGTTCTGGATCGGCGGTGACTTCCAGGTGGACGACCCGATCCCCTACCAGGTCCCCCGGCGGCAGGACCCCGGCCGGGTGCGGAGCCTCACGCCCCGGTTCGATGACCCGGTGGCCGACGATTCCTGGGAGTCCCTGATCGGGGGTAGTGGCTACTCTGGTGCCACGACCACCAACTGGGATGACTGGGATATCTGACCATGGCGAAGATCCAAACGATCCGCGCTGACGACGGCTTCGACCTGCCCCCGCTCGGTGTCGAGGACGGCACCACCTTTGGGTGGGACGCCCGGTGGAACATGCTCGGTGGCTCCCCGGACGGCAAGTACGTCACGGACCTGGCCGACTGGGAAGCCCGTGACATGCACGAGATGCTGTCCAAGGACTACAAGGCCAAGCAGATCGAGAACGTCCTCACCCTGCCGATCACCTCAGCCGAGCACACCATCCAGCCCGCCAAGGGCGACACCGGCGAGACCGAGTGGCTCAAGTCCTACTGGGAGGCCGACTCGTTCTCCGGCGGCTGCCGTACGTCGCTGGACCAGATCATCGGCCTGTGCACCGGCGCGTTCTACTTCCGCCGGACCTACTTCGAGAAGGTCATCACCAAGGGCACCGGGCCCTTCGAGGGCAAGACCGTCTACGCCGACGTGGCCTGGAGGCCGCAGACCACGTGCCGCCTGATGCGCGACCCGAAGAACGGCCGGTACCTCGGCTTCGAGCAGCAGGCGTACTTCGTGGGCCCGGCGATCCGCTCGCTGGACAAGTGGCCGATCCAGATCTCGCCCAACCGCGCCTTCGTCTACACCCACGGCACCCGACGCGACCCGCTGAACGGAACCTCGGACATGGAGGTGGCCTACTGGGCGTGGAAGACCAAGCAGAAGGTCCTCCTCCTGTGGTTCCAGTTCCTCCAGTCGGTCTCGCTGCCCAAGACCGTCGTCAAGGCCGGGGACACCGGCGTGGCCCGCGACGTGGCCCGCCAACTGGCCCAGATGAAGTCCTCCGGCGTGCTGCCGATCGGCGTGCCGGGACAGCCCGACTCCGTCGACATCTCGACCCTCGACGTGTCCGGCAAGGGCCACGAGCAGTTCAAGGCCGCGATCGACTGGCTTGACGGCTGCGCCACCCAGAGCGTGCTCGCGGGCTTCCTTGACCTGACCCTGCACGCTGCGACGGCCGGAGCGGGCTCCTACGCTCTGAGCAAGGACGCCTCGGACTTCTTCCTCCAGAGCCTGGAGGCCAAGGCCCGCGAGATCGAGGACCAGATCCGCAAGCAACTCTTCGCCCCGCTGATCCGGTGGAACTTCGGCCCGAACGCGGCCGTGCCGTACCTCAAGTTCGAGCCCCTGAACGACATCGACAAGCAGGTTGCCGTCGACCTGCTCAAGCAGGCCATGGCCGCGCCGCCGGGAGGCCCGGTGCCGACCCAGTTCATCGCCGAGTTGGCCGGGCAGGTCGCGACCTACCTCGGCCTGGACGGCGAGAACGCCCGCGAGCAGTTCAAGAAGTCGTTCGACGCGGCGGCGGCCCAGGCCCAGGCCAAGGCGCTGACCGAGACGCCCGGAGGAGCCTCCCCGACCGGCCAGGCGGTGGCAGGGCTCGCAGGGGCTGTCCAGGCCGCGCACAGGGCTGTCCAGACGGGTGCGCCGCCCGGACTGGCACACAAGCAGGCGGCGGCGGCGGCCAAGGCCGACAGCCGAGCCCAGGCGGCCGACGCCAAGCAGCAGAGCGCGAAGGCGGCTCTGCTGATGAAGCACACCAAGGCCGCCGTGCACGCCAAGACCGGCGGCGACGTGAGCCTGTCCCAGGTGAGCGCTGAGGACCTGATCGAGCCCGCTCTGGAGGCGATCGACGGACCCCTGGTCGGGTTCGTCGGCTCCGGCGGCGGGGCGGCCCGGCACGCCGCGCTCCGATGACGCGCCGGGGCCGTATGAGGGCCTCGGCGGCGGACGTGGATCTCGCGCACCGCTACGACCCCGCCGAGCCCCGAGATCGCAAGGGGCGCTGGGCCAAGGCGTACGACGAGATGGTCGCCGCCAAAGCCGGGGAGGTGCCCGAGTGGGGCGTGACCCCGACCGAATACCTTGACCCGACTGTGCTCACGCCGACCCAGGAGACACGTTTCGAGGACGTGGTCCGCAGATATGAAGCGGCCGAGCCATGGACGATTCCGCCCGGCCTTGTGATCCGTGCCCGTGGCAAGAACTACATACAGGACGGCCACCACCGGGCCGAGGCCGCCCGCCGCGCTGGCCGGAAGTTCCCGGTCCGCGTCTGGGATGTGTCCGCGCTCGACTTGGCCTACGACCCCGCCGAGCCCCGAGACCGCAAGGGCCGCTGGACCAACTCCGAGACCCGCGACTGGCTCGATCGGCACCCGGTCTCGGCCCGGAACATCGTGGACATGTGGAACCAGGGCACCGCCGGAGAGCACGAGTCCGGTGAGGTGTGGTACCCCCACGCTCACAGGCTGGCCCAGGCGCTCGGGAAGAAGTACGGCGTCTCGACCCAGGAGGCCGCCGGGCTCCTGGCGACCTACTCGCCCCAGACCGCGTGGGGCCAGAACGTCCGCGACGCGGCCGAGGCGCTCCGCGAGCACCGGCCGCTGGGCGGCCCCGGTGAGCGGATCTGGTGGCACCGGAACCCGAAGACGTCCAACACCGTCGAGGAGCGCGAGGGGATTATGGCTCCCGGGGTATCCAAGCGCCGTGCGGCCGAGATCATGGCCGGAGAGAACCCCGACGAGGTGTTTGCCGGGGGCCGGAACAAGTCAGGAGCCCTCAAGCCCAACGCCCTCAAGATCCGAGCCTTCGCCGACCTGATCGCCAACGGCACTCAGTCCGACCCCACCCATCCCCGTGTGGTGATCGACCGGCACGCTGCCGGTGTGGCCCGAGGCGTCCGGATGACCGAGGACGACTACAGCATCGACGGCCCGTCGTCGTCGGTGAAGAAGTTCACGGCGTACTCCCAGGCGTACGAGGAGGCTGCCCGCCAGATCTCCAAGCAGGAGGGACGGACCATCCCGCCCGAGGCGGTCCAGGCCGCGACCTGGTTGACCCGCCAGCGGCTCAACTCCGACCTGGTCAACCAGGTCGGCAAGACCCGGAAGAAGTTGGGGATGCAAGACGCCCAGAAGTTGAGCGACTACATCGCCCAGTACCTGCCGACCGCCTCGACGTTCCTGCCGAAGGTCGGCTACACCGACCTGGCGAAACCCGCTCGACCGATCGTGCGCGTTTCAACGCCGCGCCGGGTGGACGAGACGAGCACCGTTCAGGCGATCGCGCTCTTCCTCCGGACCGGCTACCGCTTCAAGCGGCTGGCCACCGAGTTCGACTTCGAGGTGGAGAACATCGCAAAACTGCTATCCCCCTGGGGGATCGGTCAGGACGCGGTCCGCATGGCGCTCGGGCTCACCCACACCGAGGGTGGCTACCGGCGCGGCACGGCGCACACCCCGAACGCTCGGCTGGCCGAGCACGGCGCACATCTAGA